TGCAGAACGCTATAACAGTGATTCAGATGCATCAGGTAACAGAGATCGTAATCGGTGGGGAGCCAGCGGAATGAATGAAAGCAGTGCAGGTGCTACAGGAGCAGGTGCCATTGCCACTGGTATAAATTCATCAAATGGATTTGGTTGGAGTGTGTTTTACAAACAGAATCAAAAGAAAAAGAAAGCGAAATCAGCATGAGCAATATGAAAAAACTTTTAGAGAGTGTGACCAAGTTTGCAGGAGAACCTAAACAAAAACCAGGTGATCAAGTGCGTGGTCATGAACGTGCCAAAGCTAGCAAGAATAGTAAACATCCTTTTGCCGGGCGACTGGTAGGAGGTAGTGCCAACGAAAGCAAAGAAGAATATTGTGATGCATGCGATCGTGTGTCAAGTAAATGTATTTGCGATGATGATCTTAAAGAAAGTCTCATGAAAGAATACAAATACCATGTGAAAGAACAAACTCCGCCCGCTGCCAATGCTGCTCCAACTAGTTCCAGTCCAGTTGCTAACATTAATCCAGCAGGAACCGGTACTACAGCCACACAACCTGCTGCAACAACTGCTGCGCCAGCTAAACCAGGAACTACTGCACCTGCAGGTCAACCAGCAGCACAAAAACCAGCAACAGGAGTACCAGGTGCAGGAACAGCAACACCGCCTAATCCACAACAGGTCAAACAAGCCACAGACACAGTTACAAAAATAATGAACAACCCAGCCGATCCTTTTAATGCACAACTACAAGCTCTGTTGAAAAAAGCAGGCATGATTCCGAGATAATAACATGAACGTTTTTGATTTATTTGAGTACAACGATCCAGATCCCGAAAACGAAGGTGCAGAAAAACTGCGTTTTCATTTAAAGAAAAATAGATTTAAAAGTATAGACAAAAGCAAAAGTCTCCACAGGCATAGCCATAAACTTGGAGAACAGGATGTGGAAGAAACGGCTTCCATGACCAAAGGCATGAAAAGCAATCCAGAAGCTTTTAAAGTTCAAGAAGCTCGTAAGCCTGATGTAAACTTTGATATAGAAGATATCAAGCGTCTTGAACAGATAAAAGATCTTGCCACACTCAAAACACAGGCCATGGACTTGATTGCCAAGCCTAGTGCCAAGCCCATGCGACCAGAAAAGGTGGAATGGTTTAGATCAGCACTAGAACAGATGAACAGTCCTATCAAGGTTATCAAGTTGATGTATGACCTCATGCTCAGTGGTGAAGGCCATCAGGTGATTGGTAGCCGTCGCAGCATGAATCCAAACAGTTACCGCAGTAGATTTGGAGAGCAAGGTGTGGCAGAAGGCACACCAAACTTTCTTGATGATGATTTTTATGCATACGATCCTGAAACAAAGGTAATACAGAGTACTTGGAGTCATAAGTCTGTTGGGCGTCGTCATCACGAATACGAAGCGCAGCAAAAGGGTTGGCAAGTGGTCAGCGGTATGAGAGCCAGAAGTCTTGGTCTATTAACCAAGACACATGCTGGCGAAGGGTATGCACATGGATTCGCCGATCCTCAAGCACCTAGTCTACAAAGTCGCAGACATCGTGACGAACCTGATGCAGTAAACAATATTGAAGTTTCAATTAATGGGCGTAAATGGAAAGTTTTCGCTGGACAAGGTACAGATAGCAGTCCAGAATTTTTTCGTCAAAAACAAAAAGTTGCTGACATGTGTCGTCGCAAAACAGAAACCACTGGTAAGAAGTGGACCTGGGGCGTGACAGGTGCTCCAGCAACCAACGAAAGTGTAGCAAATAATATGAACGAAGAGCTAGAAGAATACTTACTGGAACTGGAACTCGCTGGATACGAAGTGCTTAACGAAGAGCATCAGATGTGTCCAGAATGTGGAGGTATTGCATACAACAACCTCGTTCTAGCAGAAAAGCAAGACGCTTGTTACAGCAAGGTAAAAAGTCGTTACAAGGTATGGCCCAGTGCTTATGCATCAGGTGCACTGGTACGTTGCCGTAAAGTAGGTGCCAAGAACTGGGGCAACAAGAGTAAAAAATGAAATACAGAGAACTTCTAGAAGCCTGCTGGACAGGCTATCAACAGCGCGGTATGAAGAAAAAAGGCGACCGTATGGTTCCTAACTGCGTTAAGATGAGCGAACAAGAATTGGAAGAAGATCTGCGTAAATGGTTTAAAGAAAAATGGGTGCGCTTTGGCCCGGATGGTAAAATACGTGGCGAGTGCGGAGGACGCGATAGCGGGGAAGGCAAACCAAAATGTCTGCCTCAAAGCAAGGCGCACTCACTAGGAAAAAAAGGTCGCAAGAGTGCTGCTGCTAAAAAACGTAGAGAAGATCCCAATCCGGATCGTAGTGGCAAAGCAATCAATGTGGCTACCAAAACTCGACCTTAGGACCGAGTGCGCGGCTGCTGCGCATGGCTAGGATTCGCTACCCAAAACCGTAAAGTGAGCATAAATACTACACTATGGACAGATTACAAAACGCACTCAAAATTGCATTCGCTAGCGAATTCAGTTTTTATTTAAAAGCCCATAACTATCATTGGAATGTTACTGGTCCAATGTTTCCGCAGTTGCACGACTTGTTTGGTAAGATCTATGAAGAAGTCTATGAGAGTATAGATCAGTTTGCAGAAGAAATTCGTGCGCAAAACACTTTTGTCCCTGCCAGTTATACACGTTTCAGCATGCTCTCTCAGATTGATGATGAAACTGCTATTCCGGATGCGCAAACCATGTTAGCCGAGTTATTGTCTGACTGCGAACGCATGTGCAAATTACTAAAGTTGACTTTCGACATGGCCACTGCAGAAGGTCAAGAAGGGCTTGCAGACTTCTTGGCAGGACGCATGGATGCTCATAAAAAGCATTCGTGGATGTTGAGGTCAACCCTGGCATGATTCCTTGCAGCGTTAAATTTTTAAAACAGTGTACGTTCTGGCAGTTTTATGCAGGCGTGTCTATAGGACTAATCACTGTGCTTTCAATAGTGCTGTATACAAACAGTATTGATGATTGGGATTGGTTTACAAGGATTGCAATAGGGTTCGGTGCATTTACCTGCTTGTGTTGGTGGGTTTGGTGCGTGAAAAAAATCAAAGACATCGCGTTTTGGTGGTATGATTTGCACAGTCAGTTGGATAGAACTCATGTACTACTTCATGAAACCAAACAAGATCTACAACATATAAAACAGTCATACAAACAAGAAAACAGTTTGTTTAACTAACCAAGGAAACCAATGCAAGATTTGGTAATCACAAACAATCAACTGAATCCAGAAGGCTACTGGACCAATGCTATAGGCAAGTTGGTGTTTTCTCCTACTACCGAAGATCTTGCACTGTTTGATCAAAATGGATACGATCTTACTGAATTAGAAAAAGAGTTTGCTAGTGCCAACGAATCCACACCAAAGCCTCATCGCAGTCATAGAACAGCTCTAAAACAAGATTGGTTTGTACAAGAAGAAAAAGACGCAGGAGCCATACTCAACCACAGCCTGATGTTTGAACGCAAAGGTTATAAAGGTGCAGCACTCACACAATTGAAATTTTGGGCAGTAGATTTACCACGAGTGCATCAACTGATTGCCATGCGTCCAAAATGGGGATTAGATTTCAGCATGGACTGGGTGGACCACGATGGAAACGCATTTGAAGTTTTACATTGGGAATACGATGGGTTTGATTATGACGAAATCATGGAAATGAAAGAACTGGTACAACCCAAGCTAAAAGAAATAGACTGGGATGATGCTGGTAAACAAATACTCAAACACAAAGACGAATGGCACCACTTGGATTTCTTTACACAAAGCGATTGGAAATGCAATTATTTTAGAATACCACAGGAACGTTTTAAAATGGTAATCTGGAAGTAAATACAACACTATGAAAATTGTTTACGTTCATGGCGCTACTGCTACCGGTGCAAGTTTTAACTACATCAAAGAACACCTAAATGTAGACAGCATCACACTTGAATATGAAAGTGAAAATGGATTCTTTAACAACCTACAGACCATGTCAGAACAGTTGGCTAAAGAAAAAAAATTATTTTTTATAGGTCATAGTTTAGGTGGCATTTACAGTCTAAGTCTTGCTGATTTTTTTAAAGATAAAACACTGGGTGGCGTTACCATAAGCACTCCGTACGGTGGAAGTGAGATCGCCAGTTTTGCCAAATATTTTGCTCCTTTTAGCATTTTATTGAAAGAAATAACTCCTTATAGTAAACCAATCAGCCATGCAAAAAATTTAGCCGTACCCAACAACTGGACCAACATTGTAACTACCAAAGGTAACAGTCCGTGGATACCTGGCTCAAATGATGGAGTGGTAACGGTTGACAGCCAACGGTATCATCATGCTACAATGAACATCGTTGAAATGCACACCAATCACTATGAAGTTCTTATTCATCCTGATACCATTAAAATACTAGAACAGAAAATCTCTTAATGAATGAAATTCTTTATACATTGGTAGTCACCCATATTACCATAGCCTGCGTAACCTTATATCTACACAGAAGTCAAGCACATAGAGGAGTAACGTTTCATCCAGTTATTGCACACTTCATGCGTTTTTGGCTCTGGCTTACCACTGGCATGATCACTAAGCAATGGGTGGCCATACATCGCAAACATCATCAACACGACGATCAACCAGGTGATCCACACAGTCCACATGTGTTTGGTATATGGCGTGTGTTGTTTGGCGGTGCATTTTTGTATGCGCAAGCAGCCAAGGATCGTGCCATGATAGATAACTATGGAGTTGGCACTCCCACAGATTGGATCGAACAAAAAATTTATACTCCATTAAACTGGGTTGGTATTTTACTCATGTTAGTATTAAATATCATAATATTTGGAGCCTGGGGCTTGATTGTGTGGGGAATTCAAATGATCTGGATTCCATTTTGGGCAGCAGGTGTTATTAATGGGTTAGGTCACTGGTGGGGATATCGTAATGGACAAACTCGCGATCAATCTAGAAATTTATTTCCTATTGGCATTATCATTGGTGGTGAATGCCTTCACAATAATCATCATCTTGATCCTGCTAGCCCAAGGTTGAGCCGACGCTGGTTTGAGTTTGACATTGGATGGATGTATATTCGCATATTACAGACCTTGGGTTTGGCTAAACTGCGTGTTGCAAATTCATAACTGTTTCTGTACAATAAATCAATTATAGGAGATTATCATGGCATCAAGAATGTTTAGTGCTGAACAAAAAGCCAAACTTACTCAACTTATCAACGAAGGTATGAATGTAATGCAAGAAGTTGAAGATTTAACGGAAGGACTCAACGATACTGTAAAAGCTATTGCAGAGGAACTGGAAGTTAAACCGGCTATTCTAAAAAAAGCAATCAAGGTTGCACACAAGAGCAAGCTAGGCGAAACCAACGCTGATCACGAGGAACTGAATACCATCCTAGAAACAGTGGGCAAAACTCTTTGAATAATATACTAAATGGAATATTTCAATGGATCAAGCAAGATTACCAAAGTCATAAACTTCGTTTTTGTCTTGAGGTCCTTGCTTGGGCTATATCTATTGGCTGTAGTATCACTATGGCCGTCACCGTGCCTAATCCACCCCTTCTTGCCTTGTACCCTGTTTGGATTACAGGTTGTGCTATATACGCTGGGTGTGCTTATAGTCGTCGTTCCTTTGGTATGTTGGCTAATTATCTACTGCTTACAACCATTGACACAATCGGACTAGTGAGAATGTTAACATGATTTTGGTGGCATTAGAAATCATTGGTTACTGGGTAGGTATGGGCACGTTCATGTGGATCATGATGTACAGCGCATTGGTATTTGCCAAGATTTGTGAATTCATTGCAGACCGTATCATACATTAAATATTATTGTCTCGCCGGACACAAAACGGCATGTAGAGTAGTGCAGGCTAGAAGCTGCATATGGAGAAACTATGAGTTACATTGATGCTCTGTTTGACAGAGATAAAGATCGCATACACGTGGTTGAACGTGTGAACGGCGAAAGGCAGTACAGAGAATTTCCTGCCGAATATGTGTTTTACTATGACGACCCCAAAGGCAAATATCGTACCATGTACGATACTCCAGTAAGTCGTTTTTCAAGTACCCACAGTAAAGAATATCACAAGGAACTGAGAATTCACAGCGGCAAGCGGTTGTGGGAAAGCGACATCAATCCTATCTTTCGCTGTTTAGAAAAGCACTATCTTGGCACTACATCGCCAAAATTGCAAACGGCATTTTTTGATATTGAAGTTGATTTTGATCCTGTAAGAGGTTTTTCAAAACCAGCAGATCCATTTAATGCTATCACAGCGATCACAGTATATTTTGATTGGCTAGACAAAACTGTAACCTTGGTCACCCCTCCTAAAAACATGAGCTGGGAAACTGCTCAAGAAATTGCAGATCGTTTTGACAACTGTTTTCTATTTGAAAGAGAAGACGATTTGTTAGGTGCATTTCTTGATCTTATAGAAGATGCTGATGTGCTCAGCGGGTGGAACAGCGAAGGCTTTGATATTCCCTACATGGTCATGCGTACCAAACGAGTGCTGAGCAAAGACGATTGCCGACGATTTTGTTTATGGGGACAGTATCCTAAGGAAAGAACTTTTGAACGATTCGGTGCAGAGAATCTAACATTTGATCTTATAGGCCGTGTGCATCTAGATTACATGCAGCTTTATCGCAAATACACCTATGAAGAACGTCATAGCTACAGTTTGGACGCCATTGGCGAACATGAACTGGATGAACGCAAGGTGGCCTATGAAGGCACACTGGATCAGCTGTACAACAAAGATTTTGAAAAATTCATAGACTATAACAGACAAGATGCACTGTTGGTTGCCAAACTGGACAAGAAACTACGTTTCCTAGATCTAGCCAATGAACTAGCACACGATAACACCGTGCTGTTACAGACCACTATGGGTGCTGTGGCTGTAACCGAACAAGCTATTATCAATGAAGCCCATCAATTGGGATTGATTGTTCCTAACAGAAAGAGTAGAGATGACCAAGGTGATACACAAGCGGCAGGTGCCTATGTTGCTTTCCCCAAAAGAGGCATGCACGACTGGGTTGGTGCAATTGACATCAACAGCCTCTACCCGTCAGCGATCCGTGCTCTTAACATGGGCCCAGAAACCATCGTCGGGCAACTCCGGCCAATCATGACAGATCGGTATATCAAGGACAAAATGGAAGCAGGCAGTAGTTTTGCTGATGCCTGGGAAAACATGTTTGGCAGCCTTGAATACACTGCTGTGATGGAAAATCAATCAGGCACAGAAATCACCATAGACTGGGAGGATGGAAGCAGTACTTTGCACAGTGCAGCAGAAATTTGGCGTATAATTTTTGACAGCAATCAACCTTGGACACTCAGTGCTAATGGTACTATTTTCACTTAT